GGGAGGTTGGAGATTGTCTTCTCTTTCATAACCGGCGCCGCCGCTAAAAAGGTTGGTGATAACGATGGGATGTTCTTAAAGCCTGCGTTGCCAGATACAGCGGCCGATGGGTAGTAACGACTTCCGCCACCCCCACCATCTCCGGCGCCCGAGCCAGATCCCGTTCCGGTCCCTGTACCCGTACCTGTACCTGTCCCAGTTCCTGTACCTGTCCCAGTTCCGGTACCTGTGCCGGTCCCGGTTCCCGTTCCTGTACCGGTTCCCGTTCCAGTTCCTGTGCCAGTGCCAGTGCCGGTTCCCGTGCCTGTACCAGTTCCTGTGCCCGATCCACTACCACTTCCAGAGCCCGACCCACTTCCTGAACCGCTTCCAGATCCCGATCCAGACCCACTACCGCTACCTGAACCACTGCCCGAACCGGAACCTGATCCCGAACCTGAACCTGATCCAGATCCTGAGCCGCTTCCGGAGCCAGAGCCTGAACCCGATCCAGAGCCGCTACCGCTGCCCGAACCACTGCCTGAACCGGACCCTGAACCGGAGCCACTACCCGACCCGCTGCCAGATCCACTGCCAGAACCGGAGCCTGATCCACTTCCTGAGCCTGAGCCTGAACCAGAACCGCTGCCAGTTCCTGTGCCCGTATCTGTTCCAGTTCCCTCGGTCGGCTTTTCGGCTTCGCCGGTCTTAGCTTCGCCGCTAGTTTCGGCATCGACCTTAACAGCGCCGTCCGTGCCGCCGGTTGTAACTCCGCCGCTTCCGTCCGTAGCATCGCCACTCGCCGGACCGCCTGTTGGGGTGCCAGTAGGTCCGCCTGTCGGAGTGCCTGTTGGACCACCTGTCGGGCTACCAGCGGGTCCACCGCGAACAAGATTGCCGTCCTTGTCGAACGTAAAGGAGCCGAGAATGTTGTTAATCCTCTCGTCGCTAAGGCCGCCAGCACGGCCAAGCCTTGCTATCTCGTTACGATTAAAAACGTAATTGGGATTATCAGCAAAGGTTTGGCCTACCGAAGCCTTTAAGGCCTCATCAGACTGACCTGCAAGATTTTGACCTTGCGGCTTTTGCGGGCCCTCAACCTGAGCCTGCTTAGCATCTTGATCTTGCTGAGAAATAGGGCCGGTAATGTTGCTGATTTGAGCATCAATATTGCTACTGGCGGCACTTTGATCAGAGCTACTGGAAGAACTTCCGCCCTTATCAGCGCCACTTGCTTGGGACAATGCACTGCTAGAGTCTGGCGAATCGCTTCCAGAAAGACCGCCCCCAGGTTTGTCTGGTCCCGTGGTTTTTATCTCTTTCGGCTTCTCAATCCATGGGTAATCATCAATCGGGACGTCTTCAAACTCCCGGTATTGCGTAAACGGCTTGTCAATCACCTTGTCAGTGGCGAATTCGTTGTAAGGCGTAAAATCACGGTCGGCCGTCTTGGTAAGGTCGAATTCGTTATAAGGCGTGAACGGCTTATCAAGCTTTGTGGACGATACGGTTAACGCTGGCGTCTTATCGGCATACAAGGGCTTGGTCTCATACTTTCCAATATCCTTTTGGAAGTCCTTGATGTAAGCCTGCTTATCAGCCTCGGTCCAATCAGAAACCGGTTTATTCGCGTAGTCAGGGACCGTGGTTGCGTAGTCCATAGTCCACGGAATATCAGCACCAGGGTTTTGCGCTTTTTGAAGGGCGGACCATAAGGCCGCGCCATGCGCACCAAGTACGCCAGCGGCCGCTATACCTTGCTGAATGGCCGGTATCCCAAGAAGCGGGAGCGCAGCAACCTGCTCCCCTTTGGTTAAATCCAAGCCGCCAGCAAGATCTAAACCGCCAGCACTTGCAATGCTGGAGGCGAGATCCGAGGATATATCCGGCTTGGTATCGGAGACCAAAGACAGTCCGCCGGTCGCAGGAATTTGCGTCCCGGTCCCACCAGTGACGTTGTACTCGTCAATAACATTACGGCCCCCCATTGCGGAAGCCACGCCCTTCATACCGGCCGCAATAATGTCATAGGGGTTATCAGATTTTGCCGCGGTATAGGCCACGTCAAGTGCAGACCTAACAATCCCTGGATCAAGATTTAGCGAAGAGGCAATATTCCCAGCGGCCATATCGAGGCCGGTGCTTACCCCGTAGGAGGTAACGGCATTTTTGATAAGACTTTCTACATCGGCACCGCCCATGGCTCGTAAGGCTGTCGATATACCTGCCGCTTGCAAGGGAGACAAACCGAGTCCCGCTGCACCACCAGTAACGACCATGGCGGCAAAGTTAAGCATGGGAGCGATTGACTTTTGAAACGAGCCTCGTTGATCTTGGCGAAGCTGAACGTCCAGGATGTTGCCGTCCTTGTCGACCGTAACTTCCTGGCCAAGGAGCGTCCCCTTGTTGCCGATGTCGTGAGCATTCAGGAAAGCCGAGTAGGTACCCGTATCTTCATAGATCGGATTGCCTTCGTTGTCGGTACCAACCTGCTTTCTAATCGGCGAAAAGGCAGACGGGTTTGCTAGAGTTGAAGCACCCTCGCCTTCAGCATAAACAGGGTTTAAGGCGTTTTGCAACTCTGTTGCCAGATCTCCAGTAACGGTCTTGCCAATCAGGTCCTTGCCCTGCACGTAAAGTTCATTGGCTATGGTTTGAGCGTTTGCTGCGTTAGTCGCATCCTTGTTAAAACCAAGAGCAAGCTGGTCGGTCCCTACAAGGTTATCCGTACCGGATGCGCTTATTACCGTATCAGTCCCGGCGGAGGCTGGTATTGAAGTCGCGCCAAGACCGCCAACGACTGTGTCGTTACTTGTTGCGCCTACAATAGAATTCGAGCCTAATCCACCAACCACCGTATCTTGACTAGCGCCCTGATCGATAACCGTGCCACTAGTTGTTGGTAACCCACCGGCGACTGATGATATAGCCGTATCAGTGGCAGACTGGGGCTCAGCCGCTTGTGTTGGATACATACCCCGAACATCATCAGCCGTGTAGCCTGCGTTAATAAAATTGGCAACTAAAAACTTAGGAAGGCCCAATTCAGTCGCTAATGATGCGATCTGGGCGCTGTTGTCAGGTGGCGTATAAACTGGTTCGGGCGTATAGACAGGCTCAGGGGTATAAACTGGTTCGGGTGTATAGACGGGCTGTGAAGTGAATGAAGCCAACCCCCCAGGCTTAACGCCCGTCACAGCTTCGGTTTCTATCGGCTCATAAGACCCTTGGTAACCCTGGCTCTTCATCCAATCAATATCGGCCTGAGAGGCGTAATTACGAAGCGTCCCTTCATCAACTTGGTTTGCGTTAAACCAGTCGATTTTTTGCAAGGGATTGTAGTTTTCCCAGCCGCTTGGTAATGCCGGTAGAGCCATGTCAGTTCACCGCGTTATTGAAAGCGAAGGCCCAATCTTGCCACCGGTCGAACCCATGCGGGGTCGGTACACCGTAGTTTGAGAACAAAGCGATCGAGCAAATTGAAAGCGCAAAGTCCTTCCAGTTCTCTTCGGCCACTGGCCACATAAGCTGCTGGGCCTCGTACTTTTCCGCGATGAGCGCGTTCCAATAAGACCATTCCATGTTCCGGGGGTCGTAGATCTGCGTCATGGCGTGTAACCCCTGACATCGCCCATATCGAGCGACAAGAGAATGCGGCCCATTTGATAGTCCCCGCCAATGATGTTGGACTCGAACTTGAGCCTCAGTTCCCGTCGCTGCTCTTTTAAGTCGATCTTGGTCGTGTTTGCATCAAACGTATAAGGTCCGGTTGTAACGTCGGCTGCCTGCGCGTAAGGACGTCCAATGATGTACATGGTCATCTCTTGGTCTTGCAGGAAGTCAGGCTCCACGCGCTCCAGGCGAGACCAGAAATTGTCCCCGATTGGGACCTCCTGCGCAGGGTTGCCAGTCACCCAGGATAAGTCATGCGTTGTGAAGTACGAATCGATTGCAGAGGTTGAAGCACCGTCGATAACATCCACTCCGACCTCATGCTGCCAGAGCTTGGTAAACCCGCCGCCGATGTCTTCAGTGCCTCCGGCGACTGGATACCTAAAGACCTGGGAGAAGTAGCCCGAGGAGCGCTGAGCGTGAATGCTTTGGCCAGCGTCGTACCACGTCTTTTCGCGGACGTTGTAAATAATCGCGTCGGTACACTCGGTGGCCGATCCTCGAGGGTAGAACCACCAGATCTCGCCATAACGAGGCACCTTCCAGGCCCAGACCTTTTGCCGCTGGGTGTAATTCAGATTGTCGAAGAACCAGTTTTGGTTCATCGGGTTTGGGATCTCTTGGACGACGCCGTTGTACATCAGGAAGCGATCAACGCCGCACCAGTAATAAATCCCGTCGTACTCGATAACGCCCGAAGACGATAGGATCGAAGACTGCGAGGTAATGATGTCGTAGCGCCAGTAATCAGGAGCGCCGATATAAGAGACGCGGATCAAAGAATCAAGCGACCAGAATAAACCCGAGGGCGCGTTTGTACCGCCTCGCACCGGAAGGCCCTTGACGATCTTTCCTGTAGCGACGTTGACCTCGTTGGCATCGGCTGAGTTCCAGTCCAGGGGGTTCCCCTTGGAATTGTTCTTGATCAGGCCCGAGTTGCCGTAAACGAAGATGTACGGATGAAGAGCAACAACGCCACCAGAGACCGACACGATGTCACCCGTCGGATCAGGGCCGCTAACGTCGCGAAGCTCGGTCAATGTCGTCCCGGTAATCGCGCCATAAAGCACTGGCGTGTTCGTTGTCGAGTCGACCTGCGCCAGATTCTGCCCTGGGTGGACCAAAAGCTGGTTTACACCGCCCTGCGAGTCGTAAGAAGAGTCAAATTGATAAACATTATTGGCGCTTGCAGTGAAAACCGAGCTAATAGTGGCTACCGGGATGCTAAAGGCGGTCGTTACGGTCCCACCAAGGCTCGTAGCGTCAGCAGAAAGCGTATCTCCGACCGTATATCCGACGCCAGACTGCACATAAGCTGAAGTAATCGTGGCTACGGGCACCGAAAAGCCTGAGCCAGTGCCGCCAAGATTGGCCGTGGTGGCTGAAAGCACGTCGCCAGGGGTGTATCCAGCGCCCAAATCGGTCAAAGCGACTGCTGTAACTGAGCCAGCGGCAATCGTAACCGTCGCAATAGCACCCGAACCGAGGCCGCCAGTAAGCGGAACGTCGGTATAAGTGCCGTTTGTGTATGCAGCACCGCCTGTAATGGCTCCGAGCGTCAAAATCGGGCCAGTGTCGGTAATAACGACGGACGTCACTACGCCGCCAGCGATCGTGATGTTGCAATAAAGGCCTGTTCCAGTGCCTCCGGTCATGGCCACGCCGTTATAGGTGCCGTTTGTGTAGCCAGTACCCGGGACTAGGGTTCCAAAACTCGCAACTGGCCCCGTAAAAGTGAAATCAGAGACGCCAGCACCGACGCCGTTGTTATCAACACCGATAACCTGAATGCCTGAAGCGTAGGACGTAAAGATGTTGTTAATACCGTTGCTGGAATCAACGAACATCCCTCGAGTCGGGCCGTAGATCTGATTGGAGATCCGCTTAACGCCAAGGACTTTCCTGGGCCGTCCACGCTGAAAGCGCACCCATAAGCCATCAGAGTATTGGTCCCCGTCCAAAACGGTACCGTCCCGGCGTATTCCGGGCTGCGTATTGATCGTGATGACCTTCTCAGTCATTAGAACGACCCTCCGGCAAGCCCTTCATTCGTTAACATCATCTTGATAACGCCACCAACTGACCAGCCTATTGCAGAGCTTGGGCTCGTCCTTCGGAACATGCCGGTATTGGTCTCAGAGACAAAGTTAAGCCCAGGAGCGCCGAACGTGCCATCAATGATTGATATGGCAGAGCCGCCCGTGATGACCGTCGTGGCGTTCAAGACGTTAACCGAGTCACAAACAAGCGTGGCTTGCTGATTTGGCTGAAGCGTTGAAGTTTGTCCGCCTACAACACCAGTTTCGAAGGTGGTATTAAAAGCCCCTGTCGTTGCATTCAAGACAAAGTAGACCTGAACCGCCGCGGGGACTTGTACTGTGACTGCGCCAGTCAAAGCGCCCGTTACCTTGATGATCGTGTTTTGCGCTTGGGCCGGGGTTAGCGTATAGGTTCCCGAAGTCACTGGCAGCACAAGCTGAGAGTATGCGAACGTTGTCGATTGCCCCAGGCCTACGGTATAGAAAGCACCACCCGAGCAAACAACAAAGGCCGAGTCGCCAATCTGCAAGGCAAGACTTGAGTCGCCGTTGATCAATTCCGAAGCATTTGGGTCAATGGTTAAAAGGCCCGTACCGTTATTGCGGACCATGAAGAACCAGTCGTCACCAAGGGTTGCGGCTGCGGTAAGTGCGATGGTTCCGACGCCCCCCGTCCAAACGAGCGTCTTGGCTCGATAGGTTGAGTCAGCCGTAAATCCCGCTGCTGTCGTCGTTACTGGGTGCGACTGATTGAGCGTCGTGGTTATGGCTTTAAGGCCATAGCCTGCAAGCGTTGCAGCATCGGCAGAGCTTGATCCGACACCAAAAGCGATGACGCCCCAGGTTCCCGCGGCCGTCGAGTTGTCGGTCACATAGATGTACTTAGCCTCACCTGCTGCGACCGAGACAATCGTATTGCCTGCGTTGTCGCGCATCGTGAAGGTGTTTGCGCCGACGTTACGGATAAGAGAGTCAGTGCCGACCGAAGTCTCATTGGCAGGCGGCATATAAACGGAAAGGCTTCCCGTCGTCGCCGTAATCTGCATGATCCTGGCGGCATAGTTGCCAAGGGCATTGCCATCAAGCGGCCAAGCCAGCGTCAGATTAGCCGAGATCGAGAACGACTTATAGCTGACGTCCGTGGGCTGAATGACGTCCCCAGTGAATACATTGACGTAGGAGGTCATACTTCTTGCACCGTGGCCGAACGATCGATCGTCCGGGTGTCGTTCTCAAGCTTAAGGGTTTGAATGGCGCGGTCATACAAGGCCTGCCAAAGCTGTACCCGAGAGTCGTTTTTCAGGAAGGGCATGGCCTGCAAAAGCGTGCCGTAGAGCATGGCCTGGGGCGCGTTGATCGTGAACCAGTTGGTTTGATTGGTTGCGTCTAGCGGCTGTATCTTCTCGTAGTAAAGGACCTCAAACGCATAAGCAGCATCAGGCGTTGGCGCAATGAGCCAGTTGTCGAAGTCGTAGTCGGCGTAAAAAAGCGGTTCGCCTTCGGTTGTTGGGTTGGGCCAATAGTTGCGTAGGTATTCATACTTCCTCAAAAGCAAGGGCTTGCGTTCGCCTGCGACCGTGATGTTGAAGGAGGTCGTCTTTCTCCAGCGCGTAGGCTTGGCAATAACCGGGTTTCCTTGGACCATAGTCGCAGAGACGGTCTCTTGCTGGCCAAGGATCTTTAGCTCGTCCGAAATGATCGACTCGGCGAGGTTGATAAAAGACGGGATCTGATTGATCGTCTGCGCGTCCGAGCGTTCCAGGTAAAGCGTGACATCCGCTACCAGGGACGTGTAGGTCATGGTGACAGCCATTATCGGTACCTTGCAGTTTTCTCGCGGATCTTCGAGGGTTGAGCGACAAATTGCTTACCGGACTTGGTACCCTCACGCTTAGCGCGTGTGGTGGCTGCATACTCAGCAGGCGAAAGCGCCTCTCGCGCTCTCCGGGGCAGGTACCGTTCACCGGTGGCCTTAGGCCCTTGCGTGGAAGGCTTGCCGGATTTCGTACCCCAATCCTCGCTCGTCCACTTTGAGAGCGAATTATCCGCCTTTTTAGGCCCTTTGTAACCCCCACCCGAGGCTTTGTACTTTTGGGTTGCCAATTGGGCTTTACGGGCGCTCCATTGGCCTGGATCGCCGCCTTTACCGGAGGCTTTTACGGACGCGACAATGCGCTGCCACTTGGCCGGATCTGACTTGGTCGCTGAACTCATCGCATTAACGCGGCCTCGGCCGCCCTCCTACGGGTTAGTCCTGGCAAAACCCTGCCAGCGGCTTTATTCCATTTCAGGCACTCATCCGCGGCACCGTCCCAATTATCAGCGTCGATGCGCTTTTTGAAGGTGCTTACCCTGTAGTTACCAAGGCCGCAGTTGTAAGCCCAGCTTGTAACCGCTGCCATGCGCCTTGGGGCCGCTTTTGACAGGCTGGGCGACATCTTGAGCAAACCTCGTACGAAATACTCGACGTGATGGTCCAGGGCGTCTTCGCATTGTTCAAGCGTCCAAACGGTCCCAGGATTGATTTCCGGGCCCGTAGCGCCCCATCCTATGGTCCAGGGGTGTCCACGAGTACCAGGGTCGGGATAGGCTGTTACACGCCCGTCAGGCAAACGCTTTGCCAGCCCCTCAAAGGGCTTGATCAGTACATCCTTGCAAAGCTTTTTGGCCTCATCCATTATGATTTCTGGTACTTTTCTACGCTGCGGCCAACAAACCAAAACGTGATGCACATAGTAAAGACACCAAAATCATCTTCATCCCAGCACTTGGCTACAACTTCCTTCCAATCCGCACCCGTCTGAAATGCGATAACAAGCGCAGCCGCTTTGACTGCCGCATACATAAAGAATAAAGCCCAAGTAATGCCCGGACGCACCAACGCCGAGATAGCAGCCACAAACCAACCTGCTGCTTTAGCCGTTTCAGCTTGCTCTTGAAACGCAGCTTTGATGGTATCCATTTGCTGAATGGAGTAGTCAACGTACTTCTCCTCCATCTTGAACTCGCCCCTCATTTTTTCGAGGTCGGTTTGAAGTTGGAAC